GCATGAATGCGTTGGATAAAAGCAAGGTGATGACGACTTTGGTCGAACTGCTTGATGATGAATTTATCTCGTTACTCGCTGAAAAATGGAGTGTGACGGGTTACGACGGCGCATTTTTAGCGGAAAACGACCATTCAAAACGAAGTTTAATCAAAGCAGCTATTGAACTGCACCGCTACAAAGGCACACCTTGGTCGATTCGTGAAGTGTTGCGTCGCTTAGGTTTCGGTGAAATTGAAATTGATGAAGGGTTAAAAGCACGGACTTATGAACATAAATTTGTGCAGACCATACCGTTAAGCGATAAATGGGCTTATTACGCCATTCGACTGAATCAACCGATTACTAATGACCAAGCGCAACAACTACGTAAGATTTTACGTAATTTCGCCCCAGCACGTTGCACATTAGCCGTACTGGATTATAAATCCGTACCGCTACGTTACAACAACAAAGCCCGTTATAACGGTAGTTATAACCACGGTTCAAACTAGATTTAAACCTCATTTAAAGGATAGTTATGGCTAATTTAAAAGAACAAGAAAAGTGGGAAGACGGAGTTTATCAAATTGAAGAAAACGACCCTGTGCTTGGCGGTGAGAATGGCATTACAAATAAACCCATTAAACAACTCGCCAATCGTACATTATGGCTTAAAAAGACATTGGAGCTATTTGGTAAGAAATCCGCACCGAAAGATTTAACAGCAGAAAGCACAAGTACGGCTGATGAATCCGGCCATAGTCATAAATTACCGGTAGGATCAACCACTGAGAAAGGTATCTGGCAAGGAACAAGCGATACTGGCATTGATAGTGATGGTTTGGTATTGACAGCTAAAGCCGGTAAAAAACTTGCGCAATTAATAGCTCAATTACAGCTAAATGTTACACAAAATTACATCAATAACAATAAAAAATCAGACTCGGTAAATAGTAACTCGTCTGAAGACGTTGCTTCAAGCAAAGCAGTAAAGACGGCTTACGATAAAGGCGTTGCTGCAAACAACAACGCTGAAGGTCGAGTATCTAAATCGGGCGATACGATGACTGGTAATTTATTACTCAAGCAAGGTGATTATAGTGGCCTTAATGTATATAACAATGATGGCTATTATACTCGACTTGAGGGTAATCCTCACAATGCCAATAACTTATTGACATTTGTTTATCGATCACCACAAGGCGCCAACATAGCCGCCGTAGGTTTTCCCAAAAAAAATGGCACAATCGCTTATATTAATGATGTAGTTCTTAAAAGCGGTGATTCCATGACTGGCATTTTGTATTCTGTTGGCATTTCGTCTAAGCATTATGGGTATGGCGTTTACGCTAATCAATATACAAGCGGCGCCCCGTTTTTAGTTAACGCTGAAGGGTCGCAAGACCGTGATACGTATCATCCATTTGTCAAAGGGTTGGTGCGGTCAAAAGGACGTTATGGCGCTGGATTTTCGTTTGGGTACACCACAAAGCAAGGTCAAGGTGATGGCTTTGGGCGAGGGATTATCCATCTTGTTGAGGATAATGGCTCTAACAAAATGTGGGCTTTCGAGCATAATGGCGACTTTTATTCCGCTGGGGATGTAAGAACATCGAGTGGTAAGTCTTTAAATACTGCTGCCCAATTAAGTGATTTCCAATATCAAAAAATAGGTGACTTTGAGATTCGCCGTTACCCAGATGGCACGATGATTCAAATTTGCGCTGTAAATGTAAAAGAAAATCAGTTAAGTACTAACCAAATCAAAAAGTTTAATTGGGCTGTGGCATTTATTGAAAAACCTATGGTGTGGGTGACAGCTAATGCAACAAATAATGCAAATGGAGCTCAAGTAGATATTGGAGCTCTAGCTGGGATTGTAATATCAGATTGTACACCAGCAATATGTGCTTACCGTACAGGTGAAATTTGGGCAGACAAAAATCACAACCCAACCATGCAATTCTTAGCAATAGGGAGATGGAAATAATGACTATGTACTATAAAGACGGATTTTTTAATGATGATTTCGGTGGTTATGTTCCGGATGGCGCAATAGAAATCGCGGACGAAACCTACCGCACTTTATTAGATGGACAAGCCGCCGGTAAGCAGATTATTGCTAATAAGCAAGGTAATCCAATTTTAGTTGATCCACAACCAAGTGACGCACATGAGTTAAATCTTGATACTTTAACATGGGAAATTTCGGCCGAAAAACAAAACGCACTTTTAACAGAAAAGCGCAACCGCTTAATTGAGCAAATTGACAGCCACGCGGCAACAATTTACAGCACGTGGACACGCTTTGAAAGTGAGTATCGTGAGCGCCAAACAGCAGCGGAAGCGTATAAGGCAGCAAACTATCAAGGCGAATGCAGTCGTTATATCACGGACTTTGCCAAACGTGCAGGCTTAAACAACAAAGCGGCAACAGATTTAATTTTAGTGCAAGCTGCTGGGCTAGAAAAGCTACAAGTTGAGCTGGCTAATCAGCGCATGCGTAAGTATGAGCTCAAAGCACCTAATCTAACACTAGAGCAACTACAATCAATCTATGATGACATCATTAAACAAATGGATCACTTAATGGAGGCTTATAATAATGGCTGATAAGGTTTATTTAGCACTTTATAAACACAAACGTTCTTTTCTTAAAGAACCGCTTAAAGCAATGGCGGACGCAGTAACGCGCTTTCTAACAAAAGGTAAATACTCCCATTGCGAGCTAGTGATTGAACAGATTAACTTCACTACCGGTCATCACTACGAATACGAGACAATATACCAGTGTTTTTCATCATCTGTACAAGATAGTGGTGTTCGTCGTAAAGAAATTGACGTCATGAACGGCAAGTGGGATTTAATCGAACTACGCAACGTAGATCCAAATCAAATTGTGAATTATTTCGACTGGACAAAAGGCATGAAATACGACTGGTGGGGTGCTGTCGGTATAGTCCTTGGTATCAAACAAAAAAGGTCGAAATATTTTTGTTCTGAATGGTGTTATAACGCATTAATTCAAGGTAACCAAGACGGATGGCGATTTAGTCCGAATGATTTGGCAGTGATTTTTAAAAGAGGATAACAACATGAAAATTGGTAACAAAATAAAATTACGTAACGGCAATGCTGGCACTATCGTCTATGAGAGCCCATTTGGCAAATTATTAATCGTTGAGCATAACGGTGATGAGTTACCACCTAGCCACTGGCATAATGCGGATGGTACGTTTTATGCAGATTGTACAAGTGATTTGGATGTAGTTCAGGAATAAAGACGGCGACACTATCTGTGCGGGAACACGGATAATGCCAGCTAAGCAGAATGAGCCTGCATATAGCTATATGCCGCCTACCTCGCGAGGCAGGCGGTATTTTAACAAAACCGCTAAAAATGGGAAAGTATATGCAGAATTTAAAAGAGATCCGTTGCCAATGTTGCAACAAATTATTGGCAAAAATCGGCACAGTGAAACGTTTAGAAATCAAATGTAGTCGCTGTAAAACCATTAACCATATTAATTAACTTGATTTGAGTGTCGGAGTGTCAAGAACACCGGAACGCCATAGATAAGAAGGAAAACACTATGGCAAATCAAGCCCAAAGAAACTTTAAGCAAGCACCATTACCATTTATCGGACAAAAAAGAATGTTCTTAAAGCATTTTGAACGCGTGCTGATGGAAAACATCCATAATGATGGTGAAGGTTGGACGATTATAGACGTGTTTGGAGGGAGTGGTTTATTAAGCCACACAGCTAAACGAATTAAGCCAAAGGCAAGAGTAATCTATAATGATTTTGACGGATATTCAGACAGACTAAAACACATAAGCGATATAAATCGTTTACGTGAAATACTCTATCAAACTGTTGATGGAATTATACCAAAAAATAAGCGGATAAGCAAACATTTAAAGCAAGAAATTATAAATAAAATCAATGAGTTTAAAGGTTTTTTAGACCTGAATTCACTATCCAGTTGGTTGCTTTTTAGCGGTCAACAAGTGGCTTCACTGGACGAGCTATATAGCAAAGATTTTTGGCATTGTATTCGTCAATCAGACTACCCCGAAGCCATAGGATATTTAGATGGCATTGAAGTAATACGGGAATCTTTTCATGTTTTATTGCCAAAATTTAAAGATAATCCCAACACATTATTTATATTAGATCCGCCATACCTATGTACTCGACAGGAAAGCTATAAACAAGCAACCTATTTTGACCTAATAGACTTCTTAAGGCTTATCAATTTAACAAGGCCGCCTTACATCTTCTTTAGTTCAACAAAGTCTGAGTTCATCAGGTTCATAGAGTATACCCAAGAACAGCAAGTAGATAATTGGGAATCATTTAAGGGAGCCAATAGAATAGTGGTAAATGCTTCAGCAAGTTATTCCGGCAAATATGAAGACAACCTGATTTATAAATTCTAAAATTTAAACGCCCTTCAAAGTTAATTTAAAGGGCGTTTAAATTTCTCAAAATTAGCGGTTAAAATTCGCTTAAAATGGGATATGACGGATTTTTCCGAATTCTCACTTTTAGCGGTTACATTTCCCAAAATTCGCGAGCGGCTACAGCGGAAAGAGTTGTGTGCTTGTTG